CCATTCCAAAATTCGCCGTCGAGAGCGCCGACTTCACCACATCGTCGTCCGACATGGCCGCCGACATCGCTTCCTCGAAGGATTTGACCGAGCGGGTTTTGTTGCCCTTGGCATCCGTGCGCTCGTTGTAAGGGTTGAACTCGCCGTCGGCAACCTTCGCATTCGATTGCAGCGGGTTGCGCGAAGGCGGGGTCAGGGTTGCAACACGGCGCGATTCGTCGATTTCCTTGGTCAGCTTGTCCTTCTCCGTCGCGCGCCACTGTTCCTGCTCGGCCTTCTTGCGCTGGTCCCATGTCAGGCGATCCACAGCATCGGCGATTTTGAGGAAGCCGTCCTTGTCCTGGAGCTTGTGCTCGGAGGCGTACTTGTAGGCGGTCTCGTAGTCAACGGAGACGCCTTTTGGCAAGTCCTTCGTGGCGGTCGAAAAGTCCGACTGATACGTGTCATTCAGATAGCGACCAACTGAAGTGTTGACGACGCCGGTCACGCGGCCAAGGCCATCGGTCAACGTGGACTTGAGCGAATCGAACTGTCCGGGCAGAGCGTCGAGCTTGGTGCGCAGATCGGCAATGGTGCTGTCGCGCTTGTCCAATTCCTGCTTGACCAGCTTCACAACCGGCCCGAGCAGCGGGTCATTTTCATCGAGACCGAATTCGGAGGCAGCGGCCGCACGGACCTGGGCCACAGTCGGTTGAGCAGCAACTGGGGTCTGCACCGGTGCGACGATCTTGCCGTCCTGCTGCATCCAGCCAGCCTGAACCGCCTGCTGGAACTTGTTCGCAAAAGCGAGTTCGGCTTGACCGAGGGTGGATTGCCGTTCCTCAATCTGACGAGTCAGGGCTTGGCGTTCGGCAACGGGCAGAGCGCGGATCTCACCAACCTGGACGGTCGAACCATCGGGCAGGTTCAGCACCATGTCGTCGGCGTACTTGGCGTTCGAGAGAATGTCTTTCAGGGCCATGGGGGAGGACTCCTTCTTCTAGGGTTACTGGCCGCCTGATCCACCGCCCTGGCTGGCTTGCTGGCCCGCCGGGTTGGGAATGGCTGCGTTATTGGCGATTGGACCGGCAGCGGAGGTCGTCGCCGCGGCCTTCTCTGCTTCCTGAATTGAGTTATCGAGGAACTTGACGACCTGAGCGAGGTTGCGCGTGACTCCAGGCATTGTGAAGGCGGCGCGCGTATAGAACTGCACCGCCATCGACTTCATCGAGGTCAGGCCTTTGATGATCGCGTCGGGATCGGCCCCCTGGAGTTCCGAGAGTTGCTGAGAGAGCTGAAGCCCAGCAGGAATAGTAGGATGAGCGTCGGGACCGCCAGGGCCACCTGCACCAGGGCCTCCGGGGCCACCGGGAGGGGGAGGCCCACCAGGGCCGCCAGCGCCCGGACCAGCCTGACCCATCATCCCCGGAGGGGGAGGCATTGGGCCGCCGGGTCCAGCAGGAGGGCCACCAGCGGCAGGACCGCCGCCAGCGCCGGCGATCTTCGAGATCAGTTGCCGGGCCATCATCTGCGCTAAGGCTGGATTGGAAGTTGCCATTGGGCTGGTATGCGTCCTCGTCCGTGGTTACTTACTACCTGTCCGACCAGAACGGCTTCGGCCCACCTTCAGGGATCAGGCCGAGGGGGTCTTTGGGCATGGCGACTGGATTGTTGTTCACGTCGGGACCGGGCTCATTGCCGATGCGTCCGACGGTCAGGGGGGATTTGAGGATGGTTGAGTTGAACGTGTCACCCATCGCGTCCTTGATCTTAGCCATTGCTGCTTCTCCTTGGTGCTGAATTCGTCGTACTTGGTTGAATTGTCGGGCAGAACCGGCGGACTACTTCCTGCCAACCCTGCTCTTGCCAACGCGCCGCTCAACCCTCCTGGTCATCCGGGCGACACTGTGCGCTGTTCCTATCCTGTTTGGCTTCATGGCTCAATCTCCTTGGGAATTGGCAGGCAGGGGAGGTTACCGCTACCCAGCCTGCCGTTTCCTGTCTTGCGCATCCAACGCTTTCAGCGGAGAGGGTGAGGTTAGTCCCCCACCAACTCCCACCCCGCCGCCGACCAGGGCCGAGAGGTTAGCCTCGTCCCTTACTTGCGAGCGGCGGTGCGCCGACGCCGGGTGGATCGTCTTCCTCCACGAGAAGCCATCTGCGTACCTCCTTCGCTCCGGGTGCCAGGTCAGGCTGACAGGGAGAGGGATGAGGTAGTTAACCTGGTTCCCTATCCGGTCAGTGCCCAGCGGCTAAGAAGACGGGGCGCGAAGGCCAGCAGCACCGTCTCCGGGATGAGTCAGGGCCGGCGCGCCGAGCCAGATTTCCTCGCTCGGCTACCGATCTTGGCACGCATGTCGCGCAGAAACTTCCGGGGTTGCTCAAAGTCCTTGACGACGCGGGAATGAGTTGCAGGGGTTCCGGCCATGGGGACTAAGGCTCCTTTCGGAAGTTGATGCGGCGGCTAGAGGTGGGGGCGCGAGAGCCAACAGGAGAGGACGAATCCTCTAAGGCTGACTACTTGCGCTTTGCGGCAGCGCGCCGCTCTTTCTTGGTTTCTTGACGCTTGCGATGAGCCATGGTGTTTCTCCTTCCGCACGAACCGAAGTGGGTGCGATTAGGAGAATGGTAGCGCAGAGAGAAGGAGAATTGGGGGGTGCGTAATAACACCAAGTCTAAGCAAGGGAGGCGATTAGTATATGTTCTGGATAAAAGTCCTGCCTGAGTGTAGCCCTCCGTGACGGAATCGGCACATCGGAATCCCAAACTCAGCTAGGGTTCCGTTCCGTATCCACGTATGAACGGTCTGCGGACGGCGGCCCATCATGCGCGAGAATTCCTCGACGGTCAGCCAATGTGCGCGCCACGCGCAAGAGGGAACAGAACGGGCAGATGAAGCATGGTCAGACTCGGAATTGGACTTTACCAGCGTAGCCGTTGTTGCCATCTGCTTATCCTTCTTTCTCATTTGCGGCCGCTTCGGACTTTAGCCAGCGCAGCCAGCGCTTGCGAGGTCTCTTGTTCCTTGGCGATTCCCTCGGGATCTGGGTAGCCGAGGGTGCGCAGGCCCCGCTCCGGCCCGACCACGCCGGCCTTCATCAAGTCTGGAGTAATCTTCCGGACTATCGCCTCAGACAACGGCCGAACCGAAGCGTCGTCGAGCGCGAGGTCGTAAGTCGAAGGATCAATCTGCCCATTCCACGCCGCGAGGGTGATCCCCTCGGGTCCGCGATAAGGCAGGGTGGTCTTCTGCTGGTACTTGCACATCGAGTCGAAGAAGAACTCACCGACCGACTGCGCCGTCTCAGAAAGGAATCGGCCGGCGAGCTGGAGCAGGCCGGAGGACTGAAGAACTGCCGAGTCGAACAAATCGGTCGAAACATTACCGGCGCCGGGGTCGCCCTGGCGCGAGGAGGAGAATCCAAGCACGTCATTCTGCATGGAGAACAATTTGTCCACCGCTTGGAGTGCACCAGCGCCGATAGCGGTCGGCGTAATCGGCTGCGGCGGTCTGCTCCCTGGCTTGATTGTGACCACCTCGCCGGGTAGCCCACCAAACCCGTCGATGTCAATCCCGGTGTTCTCGTCGATCACCCACAGCGCGTTGTTCATGCGCAAGCCATTCTCAAAGGTCTGCGACATAAACCTCTGACCAAGGCGTTGCATGTTCTCAGTCATCCGGGTCACGGGAATCCCCCATGGACCGAACAAAGGCGGCAGAACGTAGTTGGGGAATAATGGGAAGCGCGGGGCAGAGATGTCGCGGCGGATCGGGTACGGATTGTCGCCGTCCTGGAGAATTACCCCCTCGCACTCGACGAGCCAGCGGCCACGGGGATACTTCAGCCGTACTTCCGGGTCGATGATGGAGGTGGTGGGAACATCTTCCTTCTCGACCGTCTCGCGGGTGTAATCGCGGCAGAAGCAGTGGCGGACAAGCACACGCCATTCGGAGGCCTGCGTTTTGGAATTCTGGCCGGAGAGGCCCGGCATCGAGGACATCGGACCCTGGGGCTGGGAGATCCCGTAGCCGGAGTCGCCGGAAAATGGCTGGAACCCGCCGGAGGTATGCCGCGGAGATATCGCTCGCGAAGTCTCCGGCCATTTCAGCCGAACATCCTCCAGATTCATCCACGTTCCCCAGCCGGCGTAAGAAGGGTTCCAAGTGTAATCCGTGCCTGGGTCAAAGAAAACAAGGCGAGGATCGATCGACCTGGCCCACATGCCGCCACGGGCTCGACTGAGATCTGGATCAAACCCAGCAACGATCCACCCGGCGCCGCAGTAGCGCGCGGTCAGGCCCGCCATGAGAAGGTGCAAATTCATTTTGGAGATTTGCCACTGGGCCTGGAGGGAAACTTCACGAGCTATATCGCGCGCGGTAGCGGGGGCCAGGGAGGAATCGGCCTGCTGCGCACCGGAGTAAGAGGGATCGGTCGAACCGGCTGACGGGAAGATGTACATGCGTGGCGAGAGGTTCGAGACCTGATTGGCCTCCTCCAGCATGATCCGCTGTAACATCGGAATGGAGAGAGAGGGCCGGTAAACCGGGCCAGGGGTCATCGCGTCAGTAAGATTGTAGAGGTCTTCGGCATTCTTGGCGAAGGTCTCGCCGAGGGCCTTGTTGCGCGCCGAGTCGGATGCTTCGACCCACTCCTGAATGTGCCGAGCACGAGGGTCGATGGACTCTTGCTTCGCTGACTTCCTGTTCGCGCCAATGAAGACCAAATTTGACATCTAACCCTCAGCCTTGCTGCAATATATCGTAGCATCACGCCCGTTTGCGCGCACGCTTGGATTGAGACTTCTTCACTGCGCTGTTTGCTCCCCTGATCGCGCGGGCATCGTCGCCGGTTCGTTCAAGAATAGAGTTGGCCACTTTCGACCACTGGCGCTTGCGCTTCGGTGACTTGACGGAGCGATTGTGTTTGGCGGCCTCTCGCGGAGTCCAGGGCATCGAGGCTACCTCCGCGTCGCGGCCGCTGTCCGGGTCGCCGTCCGCTTGGGAGTGCGCTTCACGGGAGTTTTTGCAACTGCCGCTGCCGCTGTCGCTGCCGCTGCCCGATCCGCTTCGGCCTTTTGCTGAAAGCTGCGATTGGCCGCTCGCACCTGGTCGTCATGCCAAGAAGGATCATCCCTGGAACCCATACCAGGCTGGTTCAACCGATTATAGAGATTGCGCGCCCCGCGCTTGAAATTGTCTATCCCTGAAACCAGATCGGAATCGGCCACGGTTAGCCTCGTTTCTTGGCTGCGCGCTTGCCTGGCTTCTTCTCAGAAGCGCGAACGGCCTTGCGTAGAAAAGCAGTAGAATGAGACTTCGCCTCGTACTCCGGTGTTTCGTCTTTTTCAGCCATGCCACGTTCTTGACTCTTCTTCATCTACGGCCTCCGATTCTGGAACGGCGGCGACGGGACGAGCCGCGGTGGGGTGTGCGAGCAGAGTGGGCAGCGGGGGC